TCATACTAGTAAAGGACAAAATGGTTATAAAAAAAAATCTAGAGGACAAGGCAAATAATGAATATATTTAAGGATAATAACGAGTTTAATGAAAAATCTATAATAGGAGCTATTGCTTTTGCTATTATGTGTTTAATTATGATCGCTGATCTTGTTACAGGATGGATAGGTAAAGATCTAATTATAAATGAATTTGTATATGATTCATTTGTTTTAGTAGTCTTAGGCTGTTTTGGAATAGCTGGATTAGAAAAATTTGCAAAAAAATGAGTATATTAACAACAATAGACGGATTGCCGTTATTTAGTACGCCAGCCGAAGCTTTAGCTTATGGTAATGCAAACGGTTTAGTTGGCTATCACACACACTTGTATCAAGGAGTTACTGGATATATGGCTGGAGCAACTCATGGACAAGCCCCCTCTTCTTCACAGGGAATTGCTACAAGCAATAGTGGAAGCAATCTAACTGATGATAGTAATGTAAATGTTTATTAGGAATGAGTATTCTAACACAAATATTTTCAAGTGGAGCTGGAGAGCTTGTTAAAAGCGTAGGAGGGGTATTAGATAATCTTACGACTTCTAAAGAAGAAAAGTTAGAAGCGGAAAGAAAAGTAAAAGAGCTTATTGCTAACTATGAGATTGAGATGGAAAAGAACATTACATCTCGTTGGGAAGCAGATTTAAAAAGTGACTCATGGCTTAGCAAGAATGTACGTCCAATGACGCTTATATTCTTAATAGTATGTACGATGCTTTTAATATTTATAGACGCTGGAGCTATTTCATTTTCTGTAGATGAGGATTGGAAGGATCTTTTAAAAATGACGCTAATGACTACTGTGGGTGCCTATTTTGGAGGAAGATCGTACGAAAAAGTAAAAAAATAAATATGGCAAAGACACCTTTATGGCAACGAAAAGAAGGCAAAAGCCCAACAGGTGGACTAACTGCAGCTGGATCTAAAAGCGCTGGTGTAGGTAGGCCTGTTACTGCAAAAAAGCCAAAAGGCAAAGCAAAGAAAAGAAAAGCATCTTTTTGTGCAAGAATGAAAGGCATGCGTAAAAGACAAAAACCCAGTAATAATACTGGTAAGGATAGATTGAGCTTAAGTTTAAAAAAATGGAACTGTCACAATATGGGCGGTCGATTACAACACGATTAATTATGGCTAAAAAATTTAAAAAACACATGATGTATAGCAAAGACGGCAAGGCTGTTATGGCTAATACAATGCAAGATCATTTAGATCTCAAAAACAAAGGTTATGGACATTCAAAGCCATCAAAGGCTGAAAAAGGAATGAAGTATAAATACGGAGGTAACTTTCGACAATTAGACTAATATGCCAAAAGATGCTTGTTATAATAAGGTAGTGTCAAGATATGGCCCTAAAACATCTGCATACAGAAGTGGAGCTATGGCTAAATGCCGCAAAGTAGGCGTTGCTAATTGGGGTAATAAATCTAAGAAGAAAGCTCAAGAAGGAATGAAATATTTAGACGGAGGTAGATTCGCACAACATTCATAAAATGGCAGTACGTAAAACAAAAAAAGGCGCTGCTTTAAAAAGATGGTTTAAAGAAGACTGGAGAACACCTAAAGGCAATAAGGATTATAGTAAGGGTGAGAATACATTTAGACCTACTAAAAAAATAAGCAAAGACACTCCTAAAACTTGGAGTCAATTAAGTAAAGCTGATAAGGCTAGAGCTAAGAAAGAAAAAAATACTAAAGGGAGAGTAAGCAGATATGGGCACGGGGGAGGTTATAGAGGTCAGTTGGCTGACAAAAACATGTGTTGTTGTGGTGCTAGAATGTCACGCTTAAACGAACAACATGGATAAACAATTAGACTTGGCTATGAATAATGCATATCAAATAATTGTTGAATGTGCAACTATAGATGATTTAGTTTATTCACAACCTAAAACAACAATATATTTAGCTTTCGATCCTGGTAGAATGGAGGTAAATGACTATTGGGATGAAACAATAGAAAATATGATAGAATATTTTATTCTTACGGAGGAGTATGAAAAGTGTGCAGAGTTAAAAAAGCTCATATAATAGAATTGATAATTAACAATATTTAAGCTATATTTGTAGAAAATATTATATTTGTAATATATAAATAATAAGAAAATGCCAAAGAATTACACATTTAATGCATCCATGAATTGCACGGCAACGTCTGCTACAGGATATTCGCAGTCGCAATCTGGTTCATTTCAACTAAACATAACTGGTGTTGACCAGGTAGAAACAGGGAGAAAAGATATAACGACTAGTGGTGTAAACTTATTTGCTGCTGTTGGAGTTGGTAAAGTGATTTACGTTAGAAATCTAGATGATACAAACTTTGTAGATGTTACTGTTGAAGATAATGGTAATCACGTTATTGGCAGATTAGAGCCAGGAGAGTGGATGTTTACTATAATGAGAGAAACAGATATTATAGATTGTACAGCAGACACTGGTACGGTTACGGTAGAGTATTTCGCGGTAGAAATAGACGCTAACGCATAATTAATAATATAAAAAAGCAAAGACATGGCAAACATGCAATCAACATTTACAGCAAGCGGATCATTTCAACTAACAGATGAAAACGGTGTTGTTATATTTAATTACAGTCCTACATCTACTACTGCTTCAAACACTACAACTCAAGCCATGTATTCTGGCGAACATTTAGTACAGACAGGAGCTTCTCAAATAGCATTAGCTGATGTTAATGATGAAAAAGTCCACCTTTTTGTTAAGCATGTAGATACTGATTATCCAATAACAGTTATAATGAACGAATCTGATCAAGGCGAAAGTGGTGGTGTAGAAATGAGCGCAGAGCTTAAGCCAGGAGAGTTTTTCTATGCTCCATCAATATTGAACAGAGATAGTTCGGGTGCAACAATCCAATTAACTGCTGATACAGCTGATCAAAAGGTGCAATACTTGATCTGTGACGGAATAGACAGTTAAGATGAAACTTCAAGTTTTACGATTTAGCTCAGAAGCAGACTCAACACACGGTCTGCTTTTTGAGATTACAGACATAAGAAAAAGATTCCTTTGCTATACTTTAGAAGATGAAGCTAGAGCTTTAAAAGTTAAAGGCGAGACACGTGTTCCTGCTGGTATATATAAAATAGAATTAAGAGACGAAGGTGGATTTCATAAAAGATATACTAAAAAATATCCTGGTATACATCGTGGCATGCTTCATGTCACTGATGTTCCTAACTTTGAGTATATTCTTATTCATACTGGAAACACTGACGAACATACTGCTGGATGTTTGCTTGTGGGGGACAGCCAAGAAAACAACCAATTATTACCTGATGGATTTATTGGTAAAAGCGTTAATGCGTATAAAAGGATTTATCCTAGTATTGCAAAAGCAATAACAAATGGAGAAGAAGTATATATAGAATATATAGATTACGATGGCAAGGTATAAAGATGCAATATCAGAATCAAAATCAAGAGCGGTTGGAAAAAGAGAAACTACTCCGCCTGCGCCTACACCTACACCCACTCCTTCCTCAAGCAGGGTCATACCTTCTTCTGAACCTATAACAAAAAAAAGATTAGTTACACCAGGAACAGCAAAGGGAGTAGCTATATTTCCAAATATTGCAACAATAAACACAAAACTACACACTAAAATATTTACTGGTAATGAAGGGGCAACTTTACAAGATATAATATTTTGTAACCTAGACACATCTACAGCTCTTACTCTTAGTGTATTTATTTCTACTATAGACATTAATTCTATAAGCACAGCAGGAAAGACTGTTACGCAAATTAATACCATTCTTACAGGCAGTACTAATACAGCAAAACTAATCAACAGACTATCTATTTCAGCTAGCTCTTCAAACACTCTAAGCGCGGCAGTAGGAGGACTACTTAACCCTTTAGTTGGATCAGGATCTTTTAGATTTTATGTATATTGCGTTAAATCAACCACCGATGGTGAGCTTGATGTAACTGTAATAAAGTAATGAATAAAGATAAAATACCAATTTGGCTAACAGATTGGACGTTTCAAAATCCTAAAAATAAAAGCACAATAGAAGTAAAGAGAGTCATCTGTAAGGGATGGAGTTCTGAGGATATTATGAACAATGAGATGTTAACAAGTCGCGCACTAAAGGAGTCGGGCGTTAAAAGAAACAAGTTAATATTGAAACCAATCAAAGTCGTATTGAAATCACAACACGGATTCGGTCCCCCTTACACAAAGAGCGAATCCTTAATAAACTATAAACATGAAAAAAAATAACACAGACAAAATTAGAAAATATTTATTATCTAATCCTGAATTATTAAATTCTAAATATGCGCAAACTGCACAAATATTTGATACTAATTACGAGGTAATAAGAAATATAGCTAGAGGGTTAAGAGATAAAATAAATCCAATACATAGTAAAGAAACTACAAATTTTGAAGAAAATAAAGATGGGGCTACAGTAACGTGTGAAGATAGCAAAAGAGTTAAGTCCTTAGACGATCTTATAAAGGCCTGTAGTGTAGATACTAATGTATGGGAGGTTGATAAGTATGACATAGGAACCTATGAGGTTACGGGTTTTGATAAAGCTAAACGACCCATAACGATACCAATGTTTAGGACTAAGGCTTGGCTAAAAAGAATAGATCCTACAATGAATATTGAAAAGATTAGAGAGGAACTGGTTGAAGACTTGGTTCCTCTTTTTGAATCTATACCTAGGCAAATAATAAGACCGTCAAGCTATAAAGATGATGATTTACACTTATTAGAAATAAACGCCTGCGATTTACACTTGGGAAAAATAGGAATTAAAGGAGATGAATATAGTTTAGATATAGCTAGGGATAGAATGTTAAAAGCCTTGGAGCATCTTATTAAGCGTGCAAGTGGTTTTTATATAGATAAAATACTATTTGTAGTGGGTAATGATTTTCTAAACTCTGATGGTGATTGGCCATTTCCTAGTACAACAAAGGGAACTCCGCAGTTTAATACAAACAAACATATGGAAATGTATAGAGCGGGAAGGAAGTTGTTAATTGAATGTATTAATATGTTGATTGATGTAAGTGGGGTTCATATTATGGTAATACCTGGAAATCACGATAGAGAATCAATGATGCATATAGGAGATGCTTTAGAAGTATTTTATGAAAACAACGGGAACGTAACAGTAGACAATTCAATGGCAATGATGAAGGCATACCATTATGGAAAATGTTTAATAGTTAACGATCATGGAGATGGAGCAAAGCTTAATGATTTACCTGGGATTGTTTCTCAAAGATATAGAGACGTATGGAGCGAAGTAAGACACGTTGAAGTACATAGAGGGCACTTACATACTAATAAAGCCTATAAGATGCAAGCAGTAGAAGAGCTCAATGGATTAACTGTTAGAAATCTATCGTCTATGACAGCTACTGATGAATGGCACGACATGAAGGGGTTTGTTGGTAATACAAAAAGAGCCTCTGCATTTGTATGGAGCAAATATAATGGTGTTCAAGCAAAACTAAATTACAACGTAATAGTTTAAGGCCAAACAACTATAATATTAAGACTCTTCATTACGAATGTGTTATAATATTATAAACAATTGTTGAAACAAAAAACACAAGACCAACGTACATTATAAATGTATCTAGAACTTCTGCTTTTTTAGGCTTATTTAATTTCATTTTTCTGTGTATGGTGGTTTAGTGTGCAAAGATAATAATTTATTATCAACCTTTTTAATCTGTTTAATTAGCCACTTTCTGTATCTTTCTAGCCTTCCTTTATAAGTCATTTTAAAATATATATCTAATTGTGTTCCAGGGAATAGTTTTGTTGTGCAAATTTACAAAATCTTTTATGAACACACGTTTTAAATTATGTTTATACCTAATGTTTTCACCACCATATTGTGATGTTTTGGTTTCTTGATTTTCAGGTGTCCATAAAGTAGACTCTGAATTTATAACCCTTAAAAGATTAGCAATATGTTTGTTTTTATTATGTGTTAAGAATATAACCTCAGCTAAAACTTCTGATTTATATTCTACATAATCATTTAACATATTAAATAGATCAGCATAATCTTCTAACCATCCGTCATATACAATAACAGGGCTAAAATTTACGTGCACATCATAACCTGCATCTATAAACGTATTAATAGCTTTTACCCTATCAATTATTTTAGATGTATTAGGCTCGTGTATATCCGCCATTTTTTGTGGCATTAAACTAAACCTTATTCGCACCTTACCCTTAGGATCAAATGTAATAAGATCAGGGTTTACATACTTAGTAGCAAAAGACGCCATGGCGCTTGGGTGTTCTTTAAAAAAGTTAAAAATTCTTACCCAATCATGATGTTTAGCATGAAGCGAAAAGTCTTCGTTACAGCTTATATCATATGTAGTATATACAGGGTGTGTTTGGTTAGGTTTATCTACAACAGCAAAAACAGCATGATTGTTTATAGCCGTAAGTATATCGTTTGTGTTTGTAGCTACACTTAATCCTTTAGGCTTATGCCGTTTCATGTAGCAATAGCTACAATCGTATAAACAACCATAACCAAAACTAGGACTAATAAAATCAGTTGATCGACCTGACCCCCTAATTTTAAAAGTCTTTCTAGTATCTTTAGTTATCATTTAGGATAGTTTATTTTTAATGAATGTTATTAATTCATTCATTTTTCTTTTATAAAACAAATCAAAATCTATATATTTTATAACACCCTGAGAGTCAGTCTCTTTAGGTTGCTGCTGTTCCCACAACACATATAAAACATTTCTCATTCTTTGAGATGGGGTTTTGTCTTCAAATTCACGATCAATTGTTGCGTTCTCAACAGCATCAATTTTTTTCTGTGATACAGGAGTTGTAGATATAAGAATATAACCAGGCTGTTTAAGCATGCTATACATATTACCTACTATTTCAGCCGTAAGCTCAGGGGTCCCTAAAGAAACTCTTAAGCTATTGTCTGCTAAGGTTCGTATATTGTCTATACCACCCTCAAATACTATTGTGTTTTTACTCATTTTCTAATTCTTGCTGTATAACCTCTTTGACCTCATAGATTATATCCATAAGGTTATCATAAACCTGTTCAAGTTGTTCAGGTTGACCAGAAATTTTAATTATTTCTTTTTCATGCTTCCTAGCTAAACTAACAAGCTTGTTAAAATCTTTCTTTAATTTTTGAGAATACGATCCCTTCAAATTATAAAGCTGTTCATGAAAGCATCTAAAAGTTGCTAAGCATAGAACAAAATCTATTTTGTTTTTCAATGCTACTTATATGATTTGGTCTCTATTTTGGACTCATGTCTTGGATCAGTCTTCAGCTTTATGTAATCTAAATACCTTTCTTCTATCTCGCTTAAGACCTTAGAAAAGTCTTTAACTTCATAATCGTATTTGCTGGTTTCAACCCAATGTGCAAGAGTCTTTAATAGATCAAGAGCTTTATTTTTATGATCTTTTGGTCTCATCTGTTGTTTCTTTTATGTTTGGACTTAAGCATTGTGTACATAATGTTTCTTTGCTTCGGGAAATAAAATCATCCCTACAGTCTTTGCAAAGATACGAAAATTTCCAATCTAGTTTAACTAAGGTGTTCATTTTCATCATCTTATCAAATTGATCTTTAGGATCACGAGGGATATGATCATCCCATAGTGTGCTTAAAAGCTTATCAGCCTCCTCTTTAGTTTCGGGTAGGTTGTTTAGAATCTCTTGTTTATAATGTTCGTCATAAGGACACAATATAAGCATTGATTCTATTTTGTCTATTTGCCAGTATTCTATTGGTTTCATTTTAAAAAAATGGTTAGCGTCAAAATCCCAGAAAAACTGAGACTTTGACAACCAACCAAAACTATGAAAACACGAGGACAAGAATTGCCCTATGAAGAACTACAAAGATAATTATTTATCTTCGTTAATCTCCTTTTCCCACCATGCAATTTTTAACAAAACTAAATAGCCTATTAAATCATCCACAGTGTCTAACGTGTTTTCGTTAATACCTTTGTTCGCTATTCGCATTAATTTATCATCAATACGTGCGCTAATACTTTCAACCGCGCTTCCCTTTGAAAAGATTTTAGCTGGTTGTGTGGCAGAATTTCCGTAAGAATTATTCTTTTGAATCAACAGAGATGTTATTCTCTGCATCTCCGACTTTATCTGTGCTTGCATCAGATCCTTCCTTGGCAATTTCTTCATCTATCGCTTTCATTCTAGTTAATATTCCTGCTGCATCTGGTATTTGCATACAGTAGCTGTGTAGCATTTTTTCCTCTTCATTAGGCCTTTTCTTTTCATTATGTACTTTATGTACCCAAGTCATAAGAGCAATCTCATGTTGCTTCAAAGCTTCTGTAAGATTTTGTAATACCAAATATACATTGTGATCTACCTTTTGTTGTTTACCATCAATGTTTACTTTCTTTTTTGTTTTAGTTAACGATTTCGTTGTCATAGCATTTTTGTTTTAATAATTGAACTTCTTTTTTTAAATTCTTAATCACTTCATCTTTAGACTTTTCTACAAACTTTAAGCTTGCAGCTTTTTTTAAATCATCTTCAATAATGACTTTATCAATATAATTGAAATACTTATCGTATACATCAAAGTAACGCTTATCGTATTCTATCCAATCATAATGTTTTCTAGTGTTGTATATTGCTGTTGATCTATCTATACATAAAAAATCTCCTATTGTTTCAGGATGCAACCCATAACCAACACTAAGGGAGTTACAAATAGTTTTTCTTACAACAACTATTTCTGCCCATCTTTTTTTTGATAAAATATCTTGTTCGTTTATATTAAATAATATATTCGCTGCGCTGTACAAAAATTTACCATACCTACCTAAAAAAGCGTGACTGTATTCTTTTGTCCCATCTAAATTAATATTATAGATTAGACCTCCTCTTCCAAAATCACTCATAATATTTTTATTTCTACTCCTGGGTTTTCTTTATCATATTCGTAAACCTCAAAACAAGGTATGATATAATCACAATTATCATCTTCAATCCAATTGTTTTTTACCATAAGATCTTGAACTGTTTGTGCTGGGTTAATGTAGTCAAACTTATGTTTGCTACCCCTTGTAAACTTAAAAGAGACGGTGACAGGAAATTTCTTCCCCGCCACCATTTCTTTAAAATCAGATCTATAACATTCGTATTGGGATTTTGTATCTTTAATATACTTCATAACGGTTTTAGAATTGATAAGCATTTTACCAGTCCATCGTTTTGAATTTTTACTTGAAGGCACATTCCCTGCTATGAATATTTTCATGTTTTGTGGCTAAAAACCACAAAGTTAATAATTTATTTTAGAACGGTAAATTTTGGTCATCCATTGGCTGTGACACAGAGTGTGGCTGTGCATTACCAAATCCATTTTCTGTTTTCCAGGTTGACTCTTCAACAGGCGATAATGGCTTGTTGTATTTTGGATCATACTTAATTCTCATCCCGTCTTTGCTAGACCATCTATATCTTACAGCTTTTCTTTTTACGGGCTCACCATCTTTTGATGTCATGTATTCTTCAAAAGTAAAGCAAATATTTATCCAAGAATTTATTGCAGATTTTATAGACTGAATATCATCAGAAAAGTCTACCACACCACAGTTTGTAAGAAACTCATGTAAGGTATTCTTTTTCCATTCAGCTGATTTTGGAGAGTCAGATTCTCTAACAGCCCAAAACTTAGCTCTTCCATATTCTCCATTAGCATTAACTACATCAAACTCAATATAAGGAGCTCCACTATAGTTGTCTCTTTGTTTAGAATTAGACACAGATAAAACTTGACATCTATGTGCTCCTTCTTTTAAATATGTTTTATTTTCTACTATTTTGGTAGGTTTTATTTGGCAACTAGCCAAGTCAAATGCAATTACATTATCCATTTTGTTTAGATTTTAAATTATCATTAAGTGTTTTTAACATATACTGTGGTATATCATAGCTAGGCATTTTTGCTTTTACTGCATCACCCTTACCTTGTTCAATAGCTTTTAACATATTGTTAAATTTATCTTCATCAAGTTTTGGTTTAGCAGCTGGCTCAGCTTGTTGTTTAACAGCATTTGCTACTTCTTCATAAGACGCTACAGACGTGTCTAAGCCAATACCAAGATTAGCAAGAGCACGACCCCATGCTGAGGTTTCGCAATTTTCTATAAAGCTAGTCTTATTAATAAAAGAAGAACCTTCTGTTTCATAAGCATGGCCTGTAGCTCTAATGTTTCCATTATCATCCCATACTGTAGCTTTAATAACACATCTTTTTTCGTCTAGCTCTACAATGTCTGATGTAAGACACCAGTCTTTAAGTGTAGATCTAAAGTGTTTCAACCTTTCGTTAACCTCAACGTATTCTTTACCCTTGATGTTAACTGTTTTTAATTTTGTCATAATTTACTTTTTACGTGTTTCATATTTGTCAAACATTTCGTGCATCTTTTTACCCGCACGTACTGCAAAAACTATTTTTAGAAATTTCCTGAACATTACAGGACGACCCCTAAGTATAATAGCAAATCCAATCTCACGAAATACTGAAGTAAGTATTCGTTTGACCAGCTTTCTATCTAAGCCAAGATCGTGTGCAATTTCCTTAATAATTCTGCTTAATTTTGTGTTTTCAGACATCAGCTAAATTACAAAAATTATGACTAAAAATCTAAAGAATTCTCCTTAAACTTAGTCAATTCACTAATGAAATTTAGCGTTACTGTTCCAACACCAATGTTACGCCCTTTTGCAAAAATAATTTGCGCTTGGCCTTTTGTGGAGTTTCCATTTTCATCAGAATTTATACCATAATACTCTGGCCTATAAACAAGAGCAACAACATCGGCTGCTTGTTCTATTTCGCCAGACTCTCTAAGGTCTGATAAAGTGGGCTTGCTTTCAGCTCTAAAACCAACACCTCTATTTAATTGCGATAACGCAACAATAGTTATGCTTAGTTCTTTCGCCAAGTTTTTAAGAGCCCTAGCAACTTTTGAGACTTCTTGCTCTCTAGTTCCTTTTGATCCTGTGCTTGCTGTGACAAGTTGAAGGTAGTCAACAAACACAAGCTTAATACCGCAACTGTGTACATATTGTCTTGTTTTAGATAATAAATAATTCAATGACGTTTGTTTGCACTCGTCAATGTATATAGATGTTTCTTTAATGTTGCTAGCTGTCTGTTGGATTCTGTTTAAATCTTCATCATTCAACTGACCATTTTGTATCCATCTTATAGGTATCTCAGATTCTAACGCTACCATGCGCATTATAAGCTGATTTACCGACATTTCATAACTAAATATTAAAGCAGGTACATTAGCCATATTAACTGCGTTATAGGCTAAATTTAAAGCTAAGCTTGTTTTGCCCATTGAAGACGCAGCTCCAATAATAACTAAATCTGTTTCTTGCCAGCCTCCTGTAAAATCATCTAGACTTTTAAACCCAGTAGAAATACCAACTATACCATCAGTAGCTATTCTCTTATCAATATCTTTAAGAAAATATTTTATTTGACTTGATATATTCGCTATGTCATTGTCTTCGACAACCATTAGTTTAGCGTTCATCTTATTCATATAAGATATAACGTCTTCTATTGGTTCTTCGTTAAGAAATTTATTATGAGCCTCTGTTAAAAGCAAATGTAAATTTCTTTTTTTACTACAATTGTGCAACTCTTCAATACAGCTCTTTACAGAACTTATATAAGCAGACTCTTGCGACATCATGTTTGTTAATCTAACACGTTCATCCGAATTGCAATTCAAAGAAGAAGACATAGAAACTAAGTCTATATCTTTCTTTTCTGCTTGCAAAACCAAAAACTGTTCAAACACTTTTTTGTGAAACTGGTCTGTAAATAAATTTACACTTAGTTTCTGTGCGTTTTCATAATAAAGTTCTGGAAATAGCATTAGTTTTCCTACAAGAGCTGATTCAAGCTCGTATGTCATTAATTCATCGTGCATCACATTTTTTTTGGGGTGTTAAAGATAATTAAACTATTTAATTTCAGCCTTTTCTGGCTGTTTAATTTCGTGTTCTGGTAAGGAAATTGTTTCACATTCTTCTTTACAGGCAGAACACTGGGAATCTGTAGGATAGGGCCCTTCAATATCATTTTCTGTTAAAGTGTATTCTTCATCACCATCCCAATATATTTTTGCTTCACAACATTCAGAAGCACTCTCTACAGTCCAATCACCACAATCGTGTAATCCAGAATCATGATGCAGCTTAAGTCTACCGCCAAAACACATTCCTGGCTCTTCATATTCAATCTCAAACTCAAGGTTAGGATAGTTTTCATAAATATTTTTCATCCATTCAAGCGGAGGCCCCCACGCTGTTTCAAAACCTACAGAAAAGCATTGTGGCTCTAATTCATTTACATGCGGCTCACACGCATCCCATTTAGTGCCCCAGTTTTCTAAAGACCAGCTATACCAGTCTTCACGATCACCGCGAGGTAAAGTTCCTTCGAAAGAGAACTCTTCATCTGTAGCCTTTGTTGATTTTTCTACAAAGTCTTGTAGTTCGGCAACATGCTCTTCTGTGCACATTACCTCTAAATTATTCCAACACCAATTAGGCATATTCTTCTGTTTTAATCATTTCTAGAAATTCAGCAGGAGTGCCTTCAAATGTAGGATTATTGCATTCATAAGTATCGTATACTTTAAGAAGTATTTCTGTTCCTTCTTCTACATATATTTTGTATATATACTCTTCTCCTACATTAGTTACATCAGGAGAATACAAATAGATGCCGCCAGGACCATCTTTAAAATGTGCAAACATTTGTGCAGCTAGACAGGCTGCGCCATTTGCTATTTTCCTTTTTTCATCAAGGCTTATGCCATTAACCATAGTAAATTCATTTAGCCATTCAGCTAAATAATAGCCATGACCTGATAGATAACCATCATATTGGCGATACATAGTAGTTAATACTTCTTCTTTCTTTTCTTTCGTTTGAAAGCTTTCGTATCTTTCGATAACTT